GATCTAAGTTGATGATTCCCAATTCCATGAGAAGTTAAATTAATAGTATTAATTCCTGAGATTACATCACCCAAGGTATTATGTAATTTAATTTGAGTTGGTGATTGTACTGAAACAAAATATGAAGAATCTGTAGAGATGCCACCAACTCCTTTTTGGTTGTTAGTGATATAAATTACTTTTTCAGCATTTCTAAATTTATGATATGTACTAAATCCAATAGTATCATTACTTAAAGATACTTGTTCTGATTTATTTTCAGAACTAAAGGTTGCTTGGTGATCAATTAATTTCATTCCTGCATAAGCTTTAGCGCCTATACCATTTCCTCCAGTTATTTTAATAATAGGAGTTTCTGCATAATCAAATCCAGGATCAACAATTCTTATTTGTTTGAGAGAACCTTTTATTGCACAGAACCCAGTAGCACCAGAACCCACTGGATCAATAATTGATAAAACTGGAGGATTAATTATGTCATACTCTGCACCACCAGCACTAATTTCTATTTGATTTAATTTTCCATAATATACAATATCACGAGATTTATAATTTAATATTTCAACACCATTAATTAAAATTCCAGTGAATCCAGATTCTGTAGGATACTCTGCTCCATCATTGATGGGGGTGGAAATTTCTCTGAAAAGATTTTGTGATTTTAAGGTTTTTGATTTGAATTTATAATATTCAAATTTATTTGAAGTTACTGTTACTGGGATATCAACAGATTTAAATTTTGAGTTGTATATGTCAGATTTACTTAAAGCAATTTTAATAGTATTAGAATCTATTCTTTTTACAAAATATATTCCTTCAGAAAACAATTCACTGACAGTTGATAAAATTTCAACAATATTTCCATTTGTATCAAATGATTGTACCAATTTTTTTTCTGGAGTATAATAAACCGCATCTCCAGTATAAAACCCATGATCTGTGATGGAAGTAATTTTAAAAGTATCAGAATTAAATGTTCCAGAAAAAACTATTTGTTTTGGTGAAGGATTTAATGATTGATCACCATAATATGGAAGGGATGATGATGCAACTATTGTTTTATTTCCTTCCTTGTATATATTTTGAACGTTAGCGTTAAAAACAGAAGTATTAGGAAATGTTGAAGAATTTGTTCTTAAAATATTTCTTTTTATTGTATAAGTATCAGTAAGTAATAATTCTCCCTGACCTTTTATATTAAAAGATTTTTTTGAAGTAATATCAATTACTATAGAATTTTTTTCAATTCCAGCACTATTAATTATTTTTAAACTATCTCCTATTTTAAAAATATTATTTAATTTTGTATTAATTTTATAAGTTTTATCTGTATTATCAATTAAAGAAACTGATTCAACATCATATAAAGTTGAAATATTAAAAAACCAATTATTTGAAACTACGTCTTCCGAGTTAACTCCTAGAGTTTTGATTTCAGAAGTATATCCCTTTTCAAGATAATAGGTATCATCAATTAAGTTAAGATCCTTAATAACAGAAGTAACTCTTACTTTAATATTATTATCAAAATCTCTTGCATAAGTACTAATGCCAATATTTGCAGAATCATTAATAACTTTTGTGATATTTGAGCATTCAAAAAATTGATTTATGCTTTTTGACTTATATGATACAGTTCCTCGTGTTTGATCATTATATGTTACATATAATTCACCACTATTTGGAAATCCTATAGTTGAATCAACATCAAGAGTTGTAATCCCATTTGTAGAATTATATTGACCAATTACTTTAGTTTGTGGATGAACTTTAAACTCACCATATAATGCTCCATCAAGTCCAATATCTTTACTATAACCAGAATCTATACTAAGTTTATAGTATGATCCAATATCAGGTTTAGAAACTATTTTTTCTACTTTTGTAATTGGTGCATATGCTTTTGTAAAACCAAAATATTCGTCTTGAAATAAAGTAGAATTCCTTAAATTCTCAGGGTTCCCTTCAATACTTTCCACCACCAAATCTGTTGTTATTTGATAATGTGCATCAGATGGTCTAAAAAGATATTCTTTTGGTTTAATAATACTTACATCTTCTCCATAAAGAGATCTGAATAATATTTCAAAAGATTCATCTGTTCCCTTGCTTCTATAAAAATCTTTTGATTGTTTAATGAAAAGTGATTGATTTAAATCTTTATCTAAAGTTCTATTTTCAAATCCTGGAGTTAATTGATATTTAATCTTAGCTAAAAATTCCTTTAAAAATAAAGAACTTAAATTAAAAATAATATCTCCTGCAGAATGATTTGCAGATTCTGATTCTGAAAATAATAGTTGATCTGGGTGATTTTGAGATTTATAAGAATTTGTACCACTAAATCCTCTAATACATCCAGTAAAAGAATTGAAGGTTTTTGCAGTATATGTAATTATTTCATTATTAATTTTTAATAAACCATATTTTTCTGGAAACCCATTAGTTCCAGTCTCAGAGCCCTCGATTTTTACGGATATTGTGTCATCAAAACTTGTAATATCTGTATTCAATATTACAGAATTGGGTTGATTGGTTATTTCATCAATTTTAATATACTTATCAATATTTTGAATTAAATCAATAGGAGCTCCTTGAAACTCTTGAGCACGATAATATTCAGAAAGAAACTCAGCAACTAATGGAAACTCCTCCCTAACATATGCAGGAAGTTGATTAAAAACTATATTACTAAACTGAATTCTCTTTTCTGTCATTTTATTGATTTATTTTTTTTATTAATATCCCGAAGAATATGATGGTACTGATGGTGTTGAAGAACTTGTTGGTGTTGAAGTTGAAGATGTTGTCGTTGATGGAGTTGAAAGACCAGACAATCCTAGAGATGAAGTTGCAAATGGTGTAGCACCTGCCCCTGCTCCAATGTTACTTGTTGGACGAATTAAAAGACCATTTGCATAACTTGAAGATGTGATGTAATTAGATGCAGATTGATCATTTCCAGATGAAATATTGTCAGGAATCATTTCATAATTACTATTACTAATATCTAGTTGCAAATACAAATCTTGTAATCCAATTACATCATTTGAATGTGGAGTTGCTGAAAACTCAACGATTGTTTGCCCATCTTTTATTTTCCCTGCTTGAATATTTATTGGAGTTATAGTTATAATACCATTCATATAATCTATTCTACCTATGTTTCTTTTTACTATTGTTGGTGTAGTTGAATTTAATGCCGGAACTGTGAATAGAAATAAAGATCCAGTTTTTCCATCTGAATTTGGAAGGTCTGAAATATAAACATTTTGTAGTATGTCTGACACTCTAAATGCAGAAGATTTAATATTAAAACCACTCATGCTATGAATATGAAACTCATTTCCAAAACCAATTTGATATTCAGTAAATGTGTTTAATACAACTTTCAAATCTCTTCGCATTTGAATTGTTGTAATATTTGAAGTCACTGATTCATGACTTTCATCGATAGTTTTTAGAAATTTACTATATTTGAATCTTGCCCCATAGTTATTTAATTCAGTTGATTCTGCATATTTTGTTGTATTATTTTGAATAATACTTGATACAAAATCAGAACTAGGAGCGAGATTAGTATTATAATAAACTTTTGAATTTATTTCAACATAAAGATATTTTAAATCTAAAATCTCAGGAACAATTCCAGCAACTGAATATTTTTTAAGGTCACGTTTAATATTTTCTTTAATTAAGTTTGGTAAAAAATCACCAGTTCTTGGTTTGATGGTAATAAAAACTTTTCCATATTGAGGAGGAACTAAATCTTCTCCTCCAAATACAGAAATAGATTCAGTTTCTGGATAAATTTTTGCGGGAATTAATGTTTCATAATCACTTGCAGTAAGTGCTCTATTTTGAGATGCATATATTCTTGGTGCATATCTTTTAATAGATTCAACAGATTCAATATTTTCTCCACCCCCCGCAATTAATCCTGTGGTCAGTAGTGAAATTCCAGAAGTAACTGTATATTCTGTAGAGTTTCTATTGTATGTAATTCTCCCCGCAAATGTAAACTGACTTATACCGTTTGCACTATCACCATTTGAGGTAATATACCCAACTTCAATAAAGTTTCCTTCTTCAAGTTTCTTGCCAAATATTCCATCTCCAAAAATAAGTTCATATCTTTCATCTTCAATTTCTTGTAGAAAGAAAATTTTAGAATCCTGATTAATTTCAAAAATATCATCTTGACGAATATATTTTGTTGAACTTGTAGATTGTTCGTTATTTCTTACGGTTACAGAAATTAAATCAGTATCAATACCACTATTTGGTAAAATAAATTTTTGATTTAAATTTCGAGTACTAACAGTAAAACTGCTTGTTAAACGAGTGCCTTGATATATCTTAAGATCATCAAATGTTGCTATGCCATTAAACACAGGAACCGTTATATCTTCTAAAATACAGAACACATATGACTGATTACCAAAACTACCTGAAGTGCTTGCTACAGGTCCTTTACGGAGGGTTAGAGAGGATGGTGTGGGGGTTATGCTAGATGTATCTACAAAGAAACTTACTGTTGCAGCTGCCGATTTTCTTGAACGTGGAACATATCCAATATTTCTTGCAAGTGATACTACATTTTCTCTAAGAGTAGCGCTATCGATAAAAACTTCATTTGCCACCATATTTGCATTATATGATGTGATGTAAGTATTATATGCCAATACATCAATAATCGACGATAAATTTGATCCCTCAAAATCATAATCCGTAAAATTCGAATTAGATTTTAGATACTCTGTAAGAGTAGTTTTAATTTGATTGAAATCTAGATTTGAAAAATTTACTAATGCCATCTATCTGGTTGGTTGCAAAACGAACTCTAATTGTTGCGCTGGAACATCAGCACCAACTACTCTATAAACAATAATTACATTAAATCCACCATTATCATAATCAGGAATGGTCTGAACATCGATTAAACTTACTCTTGGTTCAAAGTTAACAATTGAATTTCGGATTTCATCATTGATAATCGATGCAGAAATCTCATCAACGTTTTCAAATAATGATCTACTTACTCTAGAACCAAAATTTTCATTAAAAAATTTTTCACCAGGAAGGGTAAATACAATATTTCGTATTGAACGAGCAATTGCAGACTCATTTTTAAGGGCGATTAAATCATTAGTCAGAGGATTACTCTGAAATGTCATACTAATATCCTTAAAACCTTGACTTACCCTTTCTAAAGGCATTGATTATTACAATTCTATCTTATTTATCAAGGATTTTTGACTCATAAAGTGGTTCAGTTCCATATTCCCAATCATCATAGTCTTGATCATTACGAATTCTTTCGTGAATTTCGTTTTGTACAGCAAAATCGTGTTTTTTGGGGGTCAAAAGGTCATTTGCAATTTCACGAAGCATCTTTTTCTGAGTGTTTTCCATTGTTTTGTTCCTGATTTGTTAAATCAGAACTTTTTTCGGGGTTGCTATCCCGTTCTTGTGCCGTTTTCCAGAAATATTCGTCCTCATTACCCATTGCAAGACGTTCATAACTGTGTTCAACTTGATAATACCTTGTAGATACCTTAAAATCGGGTGTTTTGGGGTTTTCTGGTGTCAAACTGTTGTCATATATGCGAATTCTATTGTTTGGATAGAGTGCATACTGCCCATTATATAGTTGAATAAGATTAAATGACTTGTGTTCTGCAGGATTCTCTGAAGTTGCATAGTCAATTACATCTGGGTCTTGATGATAGTTGTCTAAAGTGCAAATGTAAGAACCTTTCTGAGGTCCATAATCTCTTGTATAGCATTCATAGTCCATAGAACCAATAAACTGCTTACAAATGGATACTACACCATAATCCATGCAGTTCCAGAATTGTAAGTTAGGTAAATCCATATCAGGATTTGGAGTTTCTGGACGAGACAAAAACGCACTAATTGGTAGTTTGTCATACATTGCAGCATACTCTGGTAAGTATGTCTCAAAATAAAAAGTACGTCCAGGTATCGACTTTGCCGATACCCAAACGCCTTTTACAAATTCCCCAAACCCACTCTGATGATCAGTTAAGTATTCTTTACGAACCCAAACCTCCTCAGAAGGTAGGTTGGTGATTAAACATGACATACTATTAAGTTATGCATCTTTAATACTATTTAACTCTTTCCTTGTCCTCGATATTTCTTTTGTTTTGCATTACGAGAAGTTGCCGAGAGCAATGTTCGAGAACTTCTCCCTTGACGAGTTTTCTTCGG